GAGTATGACGTTAATGATATTGTTAGATCTGGATTTGTTCGTAACTATATCATGACTAAAATTGCACTTGGTATTTGATGTGTTTATTCATTTAGATAATTTAAAAGGTGAAACTGATCTGAAAGCAACCATGATTGATGGGACTCGTTTCTACGAAGTCCCATCAGGAAAGATGTATCCATCTATCACCTCCGTCACGAGTTTCTATAATCGTGAAGTCTTTGTCGAATGGCGGAAGAAAGTCGGGGACGAGAAGGCAAACAAAATCACTCGGGAGTCTACATATCGTGGGACAAAGTTTCACGATGCAGTAGAACTTTATATCAAAAACACTCCTATTAAGGATATTGATATGCTCCCTTCTACGAAGTTTCTTCTTCTTTCAGCGAAGAAGAATCTCGATCGTATAAATAACATACATGTTATCGAACAGTCGCTGTATAGCGACTATCTTGGTCTTGCAGGGAGAGTAGACTGCATTGCTGAGTATGATGGAGAACTTGCAGTCATAGACTTTAAGACCTCGACCAAGATCAAACCCGAAGAATGGATTGAAAACTACTTCGTGCAAGAGACTGCGTACGCTTGCATGTATTATGAAATGACGGGTATACCTGTCAAAAAATTAGTTACTATTATGGTTGCAGAAAATGGAGAATGCGTTGTCTACGAAAAAACAAACAAGGGTCACTATATTAAACTTCTCACAGAATACATCAGAAAGTTTGTTGACCACAAAACAGGAGCCTATGGAGAATCAAGTTGACGATCTCATCAAGGAGAAATTCTTGTGCCAAGCTAAGTTCGCACAAGAGGTTGAAAGTCTAGTCAAGACTTATAATTTTAATTATATCGATGCTATCCTCACATTTTGTGAAGAGAATAAGATCGAAATGGAATCTGTTGGTAAACTGATTTCCAAACCACTCAAAGAGAAACTTAAGTATGATGCTATTCAACTTAACTTTCTGAAGAAAACTACAAGAGCAAAACTTCCGCTATGATTTCTAGAAGTGAACTCATGCATTACAAAATTCAGGCAGCAATGCGTGAAAATGCATGGATAGATAATGAATTAAAGTATCTTGGAGAGCGTGCTGGACACCACTGGTATCTGATTGGTGGTGAGCACGAAGTCAAAGCGGAACAGATTGAGGACTTTGAGCAAATTGATGATGACACCGATTGATGTTTACAAAACATACCTAGCATTTAAGAATCATTTTACCAAAGCAAGTTATAATTACTTTAAGTATTCTGGCAAGTCCAGATGTTCTGGAGCAGCATATAACAAGCGCAAAGATCGTTACTTCTTTGAGCGGATGTCCCGTAAGAAGTCAGACGATGAAATCAAAGAGTATTTTCTAGCAAATTTTGTTGAGTGTGATGATCCAGAACGCCTATGGATTGGTGAGATCATCTCTACTGGAGAAGATAGTCATAAGTCTTGGACTAGAAGAGCACAGACATTAACCTACCTCTTTAAGACAGAGGTAGAAGTGTTTGTCAACAAAGAAAACTTTCAAGAGTTGTTTACCGTAAGGGGACAGTCACATCCTGAGATTCTCAAGAAGCATCTTCAGGGTGCAATGTCCATAGAAACTATGGTAATATTGGATATGATTCTTGGTTATGCCAAGAACTTTGACAAGAAACTCGAAGACCCGGTGTGGGAAACCGTCAGTCTTAAAATAAAAAAATATAAACCTTTCCTAAATATTGATGTAGACAAGTTTAAAACGATCCTTAAAGAGCAGGTAGTATGAACCGATTTTTTGACTCCGAAGTAGTTCGTGAATCAGTCATGGAACTGGAGGAACTACAGGCAGAACTTACTATGGATCTAATGCATCTCGCAGAGTATAATCTAGAAGAGAGGAAAGACCATCTGAACCGACTCAAGACATTTCTTGAGAAGCAAAAGATTTTCTTCTTCCGCATCTCTCTGTCTGATGATCCTGATGCTTTAAAAATTAAGGCAAAGGTCATCGAAGCAGCAAAGATGTTTGGTTATAGTGAGATTGACGGTATGGAAAAGTTTTTCCAACAACTTGATGTCACAATTAAAAAACTCGAACAAACCCTTGACGAATGAGGGTCCATGCCCTATAATACATTCGTCGTTATCCAACGCATCCTAATTCATCCTAATCAATCCTATGTCTTTTCAAAATCTCAAGAAGCAATCCCGTTCCGGTTCTCTCACTGACAAACTGATTAAGTCTGTAGAGAAACTCAACGACAAAGGCGGCAACGGTGCTGACGAGCGTATCTGGAAACCATCAGTCGATAAGACTGGTAATGGTTATGCAGTGCTTCGTTTCCTGCCCGAACCCGAGGGTTGCGATCTTCCTTGGGCACGAGTCTATACTCATGCATTCCAAGGTCCTGGTGGTTGGTTGATCGACCAATGTCTGACCACTAAGGAACAGAAGTGTCCCGTATGTGAATATAATTCTACTCTTTGGAATAACGGCACCGATTCTGGTAAAGAAGCAGCACGTAAGCAAAAGCGTAAACTGTCTTACTACAGCAATGTATTCGTTGTTAGCGATCCTGCTAACCCTGAGAACGAAGGTAAAGTCTTCCTCTATAAGTATGGTAAGAAGATCCATGACAAGATCATGGAAGCAATGAAGCCTGAGTTCGCTGACGAAGAACCCATCAATCCTTTCGATTTCTGGCAGGGTGCTAACTTCAAACTGAAGATCCGTCGTGTCGAAGGTTATCAGAACTACGATAAGTCTGAGTTTGATCGTCCTAGCGCACTGTTCGACGACGATGACAAACTGGAGAAGATCTACAACAATCTCCATGACCTGAATGAGTTCCTTGATCCTAAGAACTTCAAGTCTTACGAAGCACTCAAGAAGCGTCTTGACTATACTCTTGGTATCAAGGGTCAACCCAAGATGCAAGATCCTGAGACTCAGGAAGAAGAAGCACAGTGGGAACGCGAACGTCGCGGTGACTACTCTGAACCTTCTACCTCTTCCTATGAAGACCTGAGTGAAGGTCGTGGACGCAGTTCATTCTCTGAACCTGACACATCCACTACCACCGAAGAAGAGGATGATTCCCTCAACTACTTCGCCAAACTGGTCAACTCCTGACCTTTACACCCGCCGAAAGGCGGGTTTTTTTATACCCCAAATTCTCTAGGATTGTATGCTGCCTTGGTAGTTCTGTCGATGTACTGAGAAGAAGTTTCATACTTCATCATCCTTCTCATATCGCTAATAAATGAACCAACGAATTCTGGTTTTAAAATACGAATGATTCTCTTGGCATCATTCTGAAGAGTTTCATATGTGAAGTTTGTAACTGGTACTACAGGATTAGCTACTTGTACAAGTTTTCCACCGAGAGATGTATACTCAAAAGTGAAGTCTTCATCTACAATGAGACCACCTTCTAGAACAGTTCTATTATTTTCATCTCTAACTTCAGTTGTTTCATAGTGATGGACTTCTTGTATTACTACTTCTGATCCATACTTATCTAACATATAATTGTATAGATCACGATTACTCAATGGCCATTGACTTCTAACATCAATAATATTATTAGTAATTAGGATTATATAATCTAACTCTGGATCACCATATACATTATCGGCAATAGTATCGGGTCTTTCATTTTCTTTGATAACTCGGAAATCATATGCAGTGATTGCTGAATCAATATCTGTTCTGAGTTTTGCTCTCTTAAATATATTCTTGACAGTAACTCTTTCATCACTTCTCGTTCTACCTGGGAGTAGGGAGACAGCAGATATATTTGGTAACTCTCTGAAATAACTCATTAGTAACCTACCTCCGATGGTCTAATTGAATAAAGATCTCCATCCTTTTGTGGAATATCCTTAGCTTTATCATCAACCCCCTCTCGAACCTTCGTTTTGTCACTACTCCTTCTGGAACCAATCACATTTTCACTATAATCAGAAGCGTATACGGGTTCGAGTTCTGCCATTCCGATTGTTAATACGGTGCTTACTGGTTGTCCCTGATCATATGCAGACCACACACCATCTGGTGTATAATTTACAGCAGTGCCAGTTA